CATACTAAGAATAATAAGAAGGATAAGAAGGATAAGAATATAAATAATATATCGCGTGCGCGCGCGAGACCGACTGTTGATGAAATACAAGCATACTGTGACGAAAGACTTAACGGCATAGACGCACAACAATTCTTTGACTACTACGAAGCTAGAGGATGGAAGTACGGTACAGGAAAACCGATGGTCGATTGGAAAGCAGCAGTCAGAACTTGGGAGCGAAATAGAAAGTCCGATAAACAATCAAAGCCTATAAGCTTTATGGACTTGTAAGGGGGAACGATGAACAGAACAGAGATAAAAGCATTACTGCAGATACTGAGTACGGCATTTCCGACACACTACAAGAAACTGAGTGTAGAGGAGATGAAAGCACAAGTAAGCCTTTACGAGATGATGTTTGCAGATGACGATGGACAGATAGTGACAGTAGCCTTGAAGAATTATATTGCGAAAGAGAAGTACCCACCGACCATCGCAGGACTAAGAGCCGAGATTGATTTAATAACAAAAGGCGACGATAAGGTGAATGAGTTGTGGGGAGAATTAGGGAAAGCCGTAAGGCAAGGAATGTACTACACGCAAGAGGAATTTGACAGCTTGCCTAAAGCTTTAAGGGTGTGGCTCAAAGATAGAAATCAGCTTAAAGAACTGTGTATGCTTTCCCCTGAAACATTCCAAACAGTGACTAGAGGGCAGTTTTTCAAAACGATGTCAGCAGTGGTGGAAAGGGAACAAGCGATAGCGATGTTGCCTGCAGAGGTTAAAGACAAGTTAAAAGGCTTAATGATGTTAGAGGGGTAACGATATACATTGAGATATGGTTTTGAGGTCACTTTTAGTCGCATAGAACGACGATAATATGCTTGGCGATAGAATCATCGTTTAAAAATAAAAATCGCTTACAACGAAAAATAAAGTCTTAAACAAAGGGGGATGAAATTTAACGAAATGATAGTTTTCGAAATGTGGGGAAAACCACAAGGAAAAGCTAGAGCGAGAACGTTCTATAACCATCGTCTAGGGCGCCATCAGAGCGTCACACCGACAGATACAGTGCTTTATGAGAATTACATCAAAGAGTGTTATAAGGCGACTGAAAGTAGCGAAATTTGGTTCGATAAAGAGCCGTTGGCGATGAAAATCGTGGCACTCTTTGAAATTCCTAAAAGCTTTACGAAAAAGCAAAGGGCAGATATTGAAAACGGACTACTTTATCCGACAAAAAGACCTGATGTTGATAATCTTGCAAAAGTCGTGTGTGATGCACTAAATGAAGTAGCTTACAAAGACGATACGCAAATCATAGATTTGCACATACTGAAGTTTTATACAACACAAAGACCAAGAGTGATAGTTGAGCTCAAGAGATATGAGCAAAATGGACAATACGCTGAATGGCTACATAAAGCTTCATAGAAAATTTAAAAAAGGTATCAAGACCTAACGATAAAGGAGATTTAAAGATGAATAATGTAATACTAATCGGCAGAACAACAAGGGAAATAGAACTCAGATATACAACATCACAGACGGCAGTAGCTAGATTTTCTCTAGCCGTTGAAAGACCTGTGAAAGATGGCGAGAAGAAAGCTGATTTTCCGAACATAATCGTCTTTGGAAAGCAGGCAGAAAACTGTGAGAAGTACCTTGCTAAGGGTCGAAAAGTGGCAGTGCAAGGCAGATTACAGACTGGAAGCTATGAGGATAAAGACGGCAAGCGAGTATACACCACTGATGTTATCGCTGAAAGAGTAGAGTTCCTAGAGTGGGCTAACTCAGATAATCGCACAGAGGAATCGCAGAGCGAACATCAGGAAACTGTAGACGATTTCAAGGCATTAGACGAAGCCGTGCCGTTCTAAACGAGGTGTCGCAATGATTTACTATAGCGAACTATTTGATTATATCGAGTATGAGACGACTCAACAAGGAGTTGAGGTCGTCTCTACCGAGACGGATGAAAGGTACTTGATAGAAAAGTCAAAGACTGATGAGCAAATAAGAAAATTAAAGCCTGAAGTCATAGCCGAAATAGTTGACATAATACCAAACATACTTGTCAAGAAATGTGAGATATGTGGCAGAGAGTTTTACTCTCAAACGGCAAGGCAAAATGTGTGTTCGCACGATTGTTTTTTAGAAAGAGCAAGGAGAACGACGAGAAAAGCAACAGAGAAAAAGAAAGAAACTAAAAAGGAAGCAGAGGAGAGGGCACTTTCGCTTGATGAAAAGATTGCAAAAGCAAGGGCGCTAGGAATATCTTACGGCAAGTATGTTGCACTAAAACACGCAAAAACTAAGGGAGCAAAGAAGAAGTTATGAAGCAAATAACATGGCGAATCAGTTAAACTTTGCAATAATGGTGCGTACGCTCTTTATGGTGTACGACTTTGACAAGGCGAAGCTAGATGAGTTTTGCGAATCATATATAGCATTGCTGGAAGAGACAGTAGACCACAGAGCGACTGTAAACGAATTTGTGCGAGATACAAAAGCATTGTGTGGAATTGATGTAGCTGAGCTAGTAAGGAATCTTAATGTAACTCATAGAGGGGAGAGGTAATGAAATACGATAAGGCAATGATAGGCGAACGAGTCAAAGAAGCTAGGATAAAGAAGTCGCTTACGCAACTAGAAGTTAGAAATTATTGTGGGGTATCACAAGCGACACTATCAGGAATCGAGAATGGAACAAAGTACCCTACAACAAGCATACTTGCTGAACTGTGCGAAGTGCTTGATTGTAGCTTATCCTACCTGCTAGGCGAAGACGATGACCGAGAGGAGATAGAGGGAGACCTTGCAAAGCTTAAATCGTGGTCAGAAGCAAAGGTGAGGCACTTAAATAGAATGATGGAAGAACTTGAGGATATAAGCAGTGCGTGGGAAGACGCAATAAAGGCTTGTGACAGAATCACAAGGAAGCTGAGAGGAGTAAGAATATGAATATCGAAAAATTCAATGACGAGGGAATGATTTTCAAGACAAATGTACACTTTAAAAACGGCGATGTTAGAACCATTTACCTCGGTGAAAGAGAAATAACAAGATTTATGTCAATGAAATGGGTAAACCCATACTTCGCTTATACAGACCATATAAACACATATATAAGGAAATTGGATGACATAGAAGCAATAGATATCTTATCAGCCTCAACCTTGACGGAAACGGAATACGAAACGATGCTAGATGGACTAGCTAAAAGAAACTATAACCAATATATAACTGTCAATGTTATCACGGATGAGGAAGCCATAAGTGATAGTGTAAAACTTTCACTAGAGAGGTGCAACAAATGAAGTGCGAACTATGTGGGAAACGAATAAACGAATACGGCAAATACAGTGCAGTTATAGCAGGCAAAGAGCATTATCTGTGTGTTTGGTGCTACAAGAAAACACAGAGAAATAACGAGATTTTGAAGAATAAAGAGAGGTAAAACAATGATATTAGTATATGGAATCGTATGGGTATTGGCAGCAATAGTCGGAAGTGTTGTAGGACACACATTGACAAAGTATTTTGCAAAACGAAGAGCCGAGAGGCAGTTTGAAAAAATGATAACAAAAGCCTTTGAGGAGTCTGTAGACGAAATTATCAAAGAAATATCGGAGAAGCGAAAAGACAACGAGGTTTTAAAGGGGTAGAAATGAGGGCGATTTTAAAATATCCAGGAGCGAAAAACAGGATAGCAAAGTGGATTGTGGAGCATATTCCAAAACACAAAGTCTATTGCGAGCCGTTCTTCGGAAGTGGTGCAGTACTGTTTAACAAAGAGCCTTGCTATAACGAGATTGTCAACGATATTGATGACGATGTATATAACTTTTTCAAAGTGTTGAGAACCGAACCGAGCAAGTTGGCCGAGGCAATAAAGCTGACACCTTACTCAAGGACAGAATATGAAATGGCTTATAGGAGCGACACTTTAGATGATGTAGAGCGAGCGAGAAGATTTGCAGTAAAGTGTTGGCAAGGTTTTGGGTGTGGAAACAAATATAAAAATGGATTTAGGCGAGGTATAGGAGCGACAAGTCCGAACCCAGCGAAAGCTTGGGGAGAACTGCACGAAACGCTAATCGAAGGAGCAGAACGACTAAAGAATGTGCAGATAGAGCATAAGGACGCAATCGACTTAATACAAAGCCTACGAGGTAAAGAGACTTTTATTTATGTTGACCCACCATACCTATTAAGCACACGAAAAATGCACTTATATAACCACGAACTAGACGACGAATACCATGTAAAGCTATTAAAAGTCTTATGTGAAAGTGATTGCAAAATAATGATTAGTGGGTATGACAACGACCTCTATAACTCATATCTCCATGATTGGAACAAGCTGAGTAAAAACACTACTGCAGAATGCTCAGTCAAACGAACAGAAACAATATGGATGAACTATGAGCACGATGCTCAAGTGACTTTTAGTCAGAAAGGATGTAACGATGACAAATTATGACGCTATAGAGCAATTAACTAAGCTAAAAGGTGTATGCGAGCAGATGGGATGGTCAAATAATGTAAAAGCACTTGAAATGGCGATAAGCACATTAAAAACACCACAATTATGGACATCACCTTTGCTACCAAGAGGAGCATACAACAGAAAGCGAGGAACAGATGAACGATTTTAAAAGCAAATTAGACGACTTATTAGATGAGCTAGAGCGCTGTTGTGCAAGTCAGCATTTTGAAGTAGCAGACGATGTTAGAGCAAAGATACATAAGCTGATTGAGGATAGAATCAAGGAGGAATAACGATGAGATTAATAGACGCAGATAAGCTGATAAAAACAATAGAGGAGCACGACTATCCGCTAGCAGATGAATGCAACTCAATTGATAGGGGGATGTTCACAATTGGAATAATGCAAGCAATAGACGAGCAACCCCATGTGGACTTTGACGAAATAAATAACAAAAGAACCGAGTTTTGTGACTATGTGTACGATTTGTTTTCAGATGAACCGACAAATAATAAAGCGAACGCAGTCATATGTCTTTGCGATGAAATAATCAGCGAATTTGAGAGAGTAGGAGAGGGGCAACAATGAAACTAAAAATAGAGTTAACGCTAGAGGGCAAAGCAATATTGGGAAGAGTGCTAGAGCAAGATGAGGATTTACGAGGGGTTGGTGCTTACATGACCACCTTGATAGAAAATGAGGATTTTAAATTTTGTACGAGAAATGCACCTCAGCTAACTGACGAAATCTTATTTGTACGAGGGGAATGTACCAACGAAGATGATAAACTGTTTGAATATACTTTTAATAGCACCGAAACCGCAAAAGATACTTACAAAGACATCGTCAGCCTTGTAAATAAGCTGAATGGTGAATTAGGTGGGGTTGTGGACGAGTGGGGCAGAGCTCTTTTTCTCAACTATAATTGCAATGTAGTATCAAATTTTTTAATCAGACCGTGTGATACAAAAACAGAGCAGAGGAAATCATATGACCATATGAAAATCTATATCAGTGGCAAAATCACAGGAAATAAAGATTATATTATGACGTTTGCAAACGCTGAGGCACTTTTAAAAGAGAAGTTCCCCGGAGCAACCATCATAAATCCTGCTGATGTATCACTACCTAATATATGTGATTGGGAGGACTACATGGCAATATGCTTAAGGCTCTTGGATAAGGCTACACACATTTACATGCTAGATAATTGGGTGCAGTCAAGGGGTGCGTGCACTGAGCACTTACATGCACTCGAGAACGATATAAAGGTTTTGTGGTCGGATAAGTCGCCATATAGAGGTGCATAATGGGGTTACAAAGTGATTTAAAGCAGATATCCAACCACTATGGCTACACACATCAAAAGAATATGCTAATCGAGGAAATGGCAGAGCTTATACAAGCCTTGAACAAGTTAGAGAGGTATGGTAGAGGTAGTGTTTTTTCGAGAAATGTAATTGAAGAAATAGCTGATGTTGAAATCATGCTAGCACAAGTCAAATACTTACTCAATGTGGAAGATGAGGTTAATGGGATTGTGGTCGAGAAAATCAAAAGACAGATAAATCGAGTGGAATTAGAAAAGGAGCAGAAATGGGAGAAATAGATGTATCAAAGGTAACAGCTATAGAGTATCTTGAGAAACTTATAAAAATTAGCAACGAGGAAAATTGTAATTATGAAAGCGATTGTAATACTTGCGACCATAACCTCACATCCTGTGCAAGTATCATTGAAATTGCCAATATGGGGGTGGTGAACCACATAAAAGGTGTGATGACATTTGAGCTATCCGAGACTGAAACTGATTGGACTAAGGTCGAGAAAGACACCCTAATAGAGGTCAGAGAAAATGAAGAAAGACCGTGGGATAGGCGTTATTTTGCTAAATACCAAGATGGTAAAATCTATGCATACCTAGACGGACGCACATCAAAGACCGAATCTCAAATTATTGACTGGGAATTTGCTAGGCTTGCAGAGGAGGACTAAATGGGGAGAATACCGAAAGAGCAACGCAAGAAATACAACGGCTTTGAATGGGGAACCTGGAGCGATAAGGAAGTAGCGAAGATGTTTAGGCAGATGGGGTTCTGCGACGCAAGAATCAATAGGCTATCAGATAAAACCAACTTTGTTGACGGAGTGCCGTATTGCCATATTGAAACAAAGATATGCGACAAATTAAGCCTTGAAAGACATCTAGGCAGGGCGATAGAGCACGGAATGGAAAGGCACGACCTATTCATTCCTTTAGTTTGCCAAAAGCAGTATAAAGATACAATGTGGAAAGCAATATTACCACTTGAACATTTTATGGTGCTATTGATTCTAGCCGTTGGAAGCGAGCAGCAGAAGTCTGATGTACTAAAAGCACTCAAAGACGGAGTAAGACCTGAGGTAGTAAGGAGAACGAAGTAATGCAGAACTATTATAAGTTTGATGTGAAAGCTTATTTGATGGACTACAAGAGGAATAAGGAAGAATACGAAAAGCTTTGCGAAGAATACAAGGACATCCTAACAAGTATGGGATTAGATTATTCAAAAGAAAGGGTAACGAGTAGCAATATCGCTTCAGAGGTGGAAAACAAAGCCATACAGAGGGAAAGATTCGAGAAACGATTAAAGCCTTACAGGTGGTATTTTAAGGGGATAGCAAAGCTAATAGAGGGTTCAAGTGCAGAGCAAAACTATATCTACGAACTATATATGCACAATATCCCCAACAAAACAAAAGCCGTTCAGAAATATTTCAACCTCAATTCTTCCAAAGCCCACAGGCTAAAAGAAGCGACACTTGACAGAGTGGAATATATTATCAAATAAAAGAAAAGCCTT